TCACGCAAGCCTTCCCATGAGCTGGTTTTGCTCCTTAGCCGCCTTGTCTCGCTGTCGGTCTATGTAATCAGCCAAGTCTTTGAGATGAATGCCTAGGGCAGCTTTTTGACTGTCGGCTCCAAGGCGAACTACAGGAATATCTATCTCGCCGTCAAGTCTTTTACGTTTGAATTTTTCGACTGTTAAGTGCATGTAATCGGAGCATACTTCGTTTAAGGGAATCACGGCTCGCCCGTTATACTGGGCCATCAGCAGGAATAGGGTATTCATGGCTTCACCTTTTTGAACTCAACTACCCACACCCACGGATTAGCGTTCCAGTTCTCGTGCCCGTTGAGAGATACCCATAAAATCGAGAACAGCTCCTCTTCCGAATAACCAATGCCATCTGGGTCCAGATGGTCGCGGCAGCTCAATACGCCCTCGGCAATGGCTTGCTCCGGCGTGATGTCTTGCAGCCGTTCAATGCGTACATCTGTTATTTCCAACAGAATCCGGGACGCCCAGCGCGGCATGTGGATGCTGGGCCGCCATTTAGAACCGTAGGAGCCACCAGCTACATTTATCCTATAGATGCAGTGCCTCGGTTTGCGAAGGGCTGCTGGAACGGCGCAGATTTTTTTGCCTGTTCTCACCCACGCCGAGTAACTAATGGTGTGGTTGCTCCAGGACTCATGTCCGGCGTCGGGGCAGGGTATCCATGTCTCACGTACCCAAAGCCGGTCACCTGGCTGGCCGTAAGGGCAATCAGCGGTGTGTACACCTGCCGTTTGCGCTCCACGTCCCTTGGCAAGCTCCGTGCCTGGAGTACGGTGAGGCGGTTCCACCAACCGGCGCGTTACTGTCTTCTGGCCTGCCAGTAATGCGTGCGTCATCGGCCCGTTGAATAGCATGGGGCGCTCTTTAGCCGTCGCTGTGTTGGGCGTGGTCATGTTACTGGGCCCGCTCTGAACCCGTCTGGTTGGAATTGTGCTTAGCATCGCGTTATAGGCAGATTTCAGTTCCCGAGGGTGGGCATCGCGCTGATTAAGCATCATCGCAAAGTTGGCAATGTCCTCGAAGTTTCCAGGGTTTCCCTTGGGAATATGCCCGACCAACATCTCTGCCAGCGTCCTATCCTGCACCCTGGTTTCACTCCAGCCACGAAGACCTTTGGCGCGAGCTTCAGCCAGCTTTGTTTTCATGGCTGCAGCGAAATTGTCGACTGCCAAATTATCGGGGTGTTGGTGTACTTGGCCAGGAAAGATACGTGCGCAAAAGGCCTCCAAATCTGCAAGGTATTTAGTTGCATCTGGAGTACCGACATTCTCGACCAGTGTGCGCGACTTACCTAGCAGGGCCACGCTATCGCTCAACACCGCGATGGTCTCGGTAAGCTGCCTGCGCGCTCTGTCACGCGCTCCTGTGCGGCTCATGCTGCTTTCCCCACATCTGTTTGGCTCTCAGTCGATCTACTACCACCGCGAATCTCGCGAAGGATTCGCAGCACAATGCTGTTCAGTTGCTCAAGTTGTGTTGTTGCCCGAGTGCGCCATGGCTCTGTGCCTTTTATGTGCACCCAGGTTTTATGTGCCAGCCCCAGCGTGATGGCTGTGTCTGACAGGACCTGGAGATCGGCTTTGGTGAGCGAGCCGGTATAGCCTGCGTTTAACTGCTCTTCAAGCTGCCTTATGCTGAGGTTGTTGAGTTCAATAGTTTGCAGAAACCCTTTGCGATCACGTTCGCGGCGGCGAGCAAGCATTACTATGTCTGCATTCAATGCATCCATGCGTGCGTTGCTGTCGGCGATACCTGCGGACTTTCCTGCCCAGTACGACCTGCGTAAGGCCCGCTTAATTGCTCTCTCGATGAAAAGGGTGAGCAGCATAAAACAGACGGCCAAGCCGGTCAGAATGATGATGTGCTGTGCTTGCATGTGCTGTGTCCTTGGAAAGAGCCCGTCGACGGATCGGTGGTGAGAGGACGGCGGCGGGCTGATACGGGAGTGTTATGCCAGCGTGAAGCTGCCGATGGTCAGATCAGTTGCGCTGCCGACTTCCTGGGCTACCACTTGTTTGAATTCTTGGGCGAGGTCTTCGCGCAGCTGCGCCTCACCGATCCAGCGCAGGCGCAGCACTGGTTGATCGCCTCCAGTAAGCACGGCAACTCGCAACTGAATGGTCTGAGCCTGCAAGCCTTCATAGGGGATAACGCTGAACAGGAGCTCGGCGGGGAGCCCGTCTGCTGATTTAGCTTCGATCTGATCCATTGCCGAACGGGATGCGCTCATGTCACCGACGATGTGTTCGCTTTTGCGGGCCTGCTCGATGGTGATGGAGCGAATTGCACCAGCAGCTCGGCGCAAATCGATATCGACACCGTCCGGGTTCAGCGCTTTCAGGTTGGGTGCCCAGTCCTCAATGAAGTCGCTCAGGTCTTTTTGAGTGTGCTTGGACCCGGCTGCGCGTTCGAGGGCGATAAAAGCAGCGGTTTTCTTTAGGGTGAGCTTGGCGCGAAAGTCCCCATGCCCAGGATTATCCTGATTGCCGAGGTTAAAGAAGACGGTGCACATCATGCAGTCGCTATCAACGAACCCAGCAGTGTTGCCATCGGTCTGGGTCAGCACGTATTCGCTGAAGTCTTTCAACGACGACGTTTCCAGCAGCCCCCGGAACCGGCTGCGCGACTGTTGGAATTTCTCCAGGCTGACGACGCTCACGGTCGCAGGGAGTGCGATTGAAGGTTCGAAGGTGTCCAGCGCTTTGGCGTTGGCCAGTACTGCGGTGTCTTGGATCAGTTGAATTGCTTTGGCTTCCATGAATCATTTCCTGCTGTGGTGAGAGGTATGGAAAGGCGTTGAATTACGATCTGGCGGGCACGGGTGCTGCGTGGCGGTCAAACATCTGGTCTGCCGCAGGTGTCTCTGGAAACAGCGTCAGACGACCGCCTTCGCCTACATACATCGGCGTATCGAGGGTGGTGTCCTCGGTGCGGCTGCCGCGCTTGGTTGGCACTTTGTAGGCCAGCTTGTGGTTGACGGTGACCTGGTGGCTGTCAGCAATCTGCTTGAGCGAAAACGTTAGGGTTACGGTGCCGACCTTTTTGTTGTCGACGACACCAGCAGCAACCTCGGAGAGCGCATGGCCGATCTGATTGGCGAAGACGCCTGCGTTGAGTTCGCCGATAAACTCGGCTGTGTCCGTGGGTTTCATGTCCTGTGCCTCTGGTTGTTGTCACTGGACGGCAGTGACCACCTTCTAATCAGGCCGCTTTCGACTTGGCCTGTGCATCGAGATATGCAGCGAGGTCGTGCAGGTACACCACCGGCTGGCCCTTGTTCGATCCGCCGAGCCGTGTGACCTTGAGTTTGATGCGGCCTGCGTTGATCTTGCGGAGCAGGTAGCGATCACTCGATATGTGCGAGAAATAACGTTCCCGCACATTACTCAGCGTTGGGCAGGGGGTAGCAAACTCGTCCCGGAGCTGAATTAGCGTTTCACTCACGCAGAATCCTCCCCGTGCCCCTCCTGCTGGGGCACCAACTGAAGGCGAATCAGCTCCGCGAGCCCCTCTTTCGTTTTGCCGGTTGCAGTCGCGCACAGCCGACCCTTTGCGTCCGCCACTACTGCGCCGTAGGGGCGCTCTGGGCAGCGTGTTGGGGTGACATACGCGACCTGGCCTTCAAGCAGTACGGCGTCCACCATTCGAAAAACTTCCGCCAATTCGGCAGTTACAGTTGGCAAACCGTCCAGCATGCCGAGTGCCTCTGACGTCGCTCCGATCAATGTCGAGCGACTGACGATGGTTGGGTGGTTCAGGTGCATCGGAACCAGTTTCAGCGCGCCTACGGCGTGAGTAATTGCGTTCAGAGTCATGCTGCAGCGTCCTTGTTCGTGGTGGTGATGCCAAGCTGGTCCGAAAGCCAGGCAACACCCGCCTCCTTGACCATCACCACTGCATAGTGGCTGTAGGCGTGAATGTTCTTGTTCCAGCGGCTGCGCGAATCTTCGTACAGGTAGCCTTGATCGCGGTGCTTGGATGCAAGCTCTCCTGCCTGGGTCAACACGCCGATCTCGCGCAACTTCGTTCGAAATGCCCTTGGCTTCATCCCAAGAATCGTTGCTGTAGCGTCTAGCGTTCTGTTCATGAGGAATGCCTCAGGCCACAGCCAGCAAACCGCGTGAGCGGATGGCGCGATACAACTCGTCCAGTGCCCCATACAGTTCTTGAAGACTGCTGTCGTTGGTAAGGGCCAAGTCGTCCGGATGGACTGACACACCCGCTTCGCTGATGTGGGGATTCACTTCGGCTGCGTCGGGGCGGGACAAATGAATGACGGTCCCGCCACGTTTACGGATGAAATCGGCCTCGTTTTCGAAGCGGACATCGCTCACCACAAAGCCCGGCACGCCATCGAAAACCGCACTCAGGCAATCAAGGTTCTGTTCGGCGAGGTCGATCCACAGGTTGGCGCTGATCATGTGACGGCCCCACTCGGTGCCGAGCAGTTGCATCAACTGGCGAGGTGAGCGGCCCAGCCAGTCAATAGGCTGTTCTTTCTTCTCGCCTTCGAGATCCTCGGGACTGAGGTTGAATATGGCCATGATGCCGTCGCGCAATGGATCGGCGAATGCGTAGCACTCAAATCCATGCTCGTAGGCCAGGTGGTTGGCGGCGGTGGTCTTGCCGGAGCGGGCAGGGCCGGTGAGGCCGATTAGGATCTGCTTCATGCCGCGTCACCTCCCCATGGACCGAGGTCATCTACTGCCGTTGCAGGTGCTGCTTTCGCGGCGCTGCTTTTGGACTGGATGATCAAGAGAAGGCCGGTTTGGCGCTGAATGGTGGCGATAGATTCGCGGTTGGAGGCCGCTGCCGGGTGGAGATACACCGGGCAGCGGGTGTTTCGCTGTGTCGTTTGCATGGCTCGTACTCTGTGGTGAGAGGGAATACGACGCCAACAATACAAATACGTATTGATTCAGTCAATACGTAAATGTATTGATTTTTGTATCGGTTAGAAAATTTCCAGTTTCGAAATCACCACCCCACAGATAATCGCATCAGGCGGGAGTTCGATGATGGGGTCCGGCCAGGTTGGATTCAGCGGCTTAAGGAATATTCGTCGACCTTCCATTACAACCTGCTTGAAGGTCGCCTCGTCGCTGTCGCTTAGCTTCGCCACAACCAGAGAGCCGTTTTCATAATCCTTCATCGGGTCAACAAATATGATGTCCCCATCTCGGAACGACCGCCTCTCGTGCGGATTGAACATGGACAGTCCACGCACGCGCAACGCGTATGTCTGAGGGCTGTGGGAAACTGCGCAGGGGAGCCAAGATTCAGGGTCGTATGCAGGACTGACTTCTGAAATCTCACACCAAGACCCAGCTTGAATCCAGGAGATCAACGGTACAGTTCCTTTAATGTCTGGGCCGGGTTCGACGTTTGGCTTTCCTTCAAACAGTTTGCCTTTCAAGCCGAATTTGAATTCGACGCCTTCACCTCCGTTCCACAACCAATGCGGGCTCACACCCAATGCACGAGCAATTTTCTCTACGTTCTCATGACGTGGACTCGCCGACTCGCCCGTCACAATTCTATGCACGGTCGGCTGTGAAACGCCTGACCTGCGACCTAACTCACCCTCCGAAAGGTTGAGTTCACTCATACGCTCAGCGATGCGGTGGCCTATCACTTTTTTGCCTTTTGATTCTAAAACGTATTGAAAGTGTATTGCTTGATCCAATACGCATGCGTATTATTCGGCTAATGCGAATATGCATTGGTGAAAACGATGACGATTCAAGAGATGCTGAACGAACTGATAGGGCTTGGTTTTTCGCAGCGCGGTATTGCAGACCAAGTCGGCACCACACAGCCAACCATTTACAGGGCGACCAAGGGGGCAGATATCCGATACGAAACCGGAAAGGCGATCGAGCGCATGCACGCTCAGGAAACAACATCCGCCTTGAACAAGTCAGCTGCATGAGTCACTGGGGTCGGAATCCTCTCACCACAAGAAATACTCCGACCCCTCAGGACAGCGCATAGCGCTGATTGACCCGCCGTTGGGTTCCTCTCACCACAAGAATCAGCCCAACGACTAGAACGATGAACCGTGCCGCACAGCACGTTTAGCACAGCACATCGGTCGTGGTCGTAGGATAGGGCGTGCCCCTGCCTATGGCTACACCGTAAACGGGGATTTTACGGTTATGAGTCGCACGGATCTTTTGCCTGACGCTGGTCAGGTACTTTCGTTGCGTCAGGCGCTTTACCGCGCCGGGCGCGATTACAAGGGCGGAGTTACTGCCCTTGCCCACGACATGGTGTTGGACAACGACACCCTCCAGAAAAAGCTGAAGCTTGATGAGGAGCGACGCTGGCTCAATCCTGATGAACTGGAAGACATCGTCCGGCTTACCGGCAGCCCGCTTCTGCTCGATGCCTTAATGCGTCCCGCTGGGGCTGTTTGGTATCAGCCCGAGCCCGTTGCAGCCACCCAGGATGCGCTCAAGTCGGTTGGCAAGCTGCTGACCGAAACAGGCGAGTTTGTTTCAGGCATGCACAACGGCGCTGCCGATGGAGTGTGGGAGTTGCACGAAGTTGCTCTGTTGGAAAAACAGGGCAACGACATTATCCGTGCGGTGCTGGGCATTATGGCCGGCGCTCGAGTGGCGATGGAGGATCGTGCCAATGGCTGACGATATCGACCGCGCCACGGAACAGGCGCAATACCTGCTGGATGTTGCTCTGTTTCGGCATCGCCGCATCCCGACCAGCATGGTCAGCGCGCAGTTTTGTGAAGATTGCGACGACCCGATCCCCGAGCCACGCCGTGTTGCCATTATTGGCTGCGAAACATGCATTCACTGTCAGTCGCTGCGGGAGCAGCGTAGATGAGTGATCGTCCAACACCGCTTTCTACTTGGGCACGCCGCTACTGCGAGACATTCAACTTTGCGTTAGTACCGATTCAACCGGGCGAAAAAGGCCCAAAGGGTAGGGGCTGGAATCAGCCCGGCAAGTACATCGTTGATCCTGCCAAGGCCGAGGCGTTCTGGACAAAGAATCCGAATCATAACCTCGGTGTCGTCTTGGGGCCGAGTCGGGTGTGTTCGCTGGACGTGGACGATGTCCAGTGGACTCGGTTCGTCCTATACGAACTGCTGGGCGTTGATCTGGATGCGCTTGCCCTGGCTTTCCCGACCGTCGTCGGTAACCCACTGCGGTTTCGGGTCCTGTTTCAGGTCCCGGAAGGGCTGGAACTGACGCGGCACTCTCTGTCTTGGCCCAACGAAAACGATCCTGACGGCTCAAAACATAAGTCGATCATGCTCAAGGCAAACGCTGCTCGGGATGCGGGCGACACTGCCAGAGAGGCTCTTTATCGAGCAGATGCCGAGAACTACAAGCGGTTCACGGTGTTTGAACTGCGTGCAGGCCTTGTGCAGGATGTGCTTCCGCCATCGATACACCCTGGCACCGGCAAGCCGTACACCTGGCGCACGCCGCCTGACGCATCCGGGCTTCCGATTCTGATCAGCGATTTGCTGAATGTCTGGAATAACTGGGACGTCTTCAAACGTGGCGCGGAAGCTGCGTGCCCGTGGTTACCGAAAGACGCCAAGCCAGCTGGCAAACAAAAACCGAAACCGAAGCCAGCCCCGGCAGGCGGTAAGCGGCCGTCTGTCATTGACGAATTCAACAACTCTCACGATGTCGAAGAGATCTTGCGCAGCCACGGCTATACCAAGCGCGGGAGCAAATGGCTGTATCCGCAGAGTGGTACCGGACTGCCGGGGATCACCGTGGCTGAAGGCAAGGTGTATTCGCACCATGCGGCTGATCCGCTGGCCAACGGTCACCAAAACGATGCATTCGAAGTGTTCTGCCTACTGGAGCATGGCGGTGATCAGTCAAAGGCGGTGAAGGACGCGGCGCGGATGCTCGGCATGCAATCGACCCGGCCCAGCGCAAGCGATCTTCCCCCGGCCCCAACTGAGGGTAGCGACAAGCCGGATGCAGCAGCATCGGATGCGGCTAGCGAGGCGGCTCCTGCGCCTGACGGGGGGGCGGGGGAGGAGCTGACTATCGAGCAAGTGCTGCGGCGTTTTGCGTTGGTAGAAGGCACGACGCATGTTTGGGATTTCGATAAATCTCGGGCGATGAAGAAGTCGGCCTTTGAAGCGCGTGTGGGCAAACCCATCGCCAAGCTTTGGCTTGATGCCACTGACAAGAAGCTGATCGCCGATGATCAGGTCAAGGACATCGAGCAGGCCCGCAAAATGGCGGGCAAGAAGGGCGGTGCTCTCGGCATGCGCCCCACGGAACGGTATGTGTACATCGACGGCACCAAAGACGTTTGGGATCGGGAGAAGAAACGCCGGATTGCCGAGGGGGCCGTCAAGATGGCCTTGGGCGACACCTATGCGCTCTGGTTGAACAGCAGCGAGCGGCGGGTGGTGGACGTTGAACACATTGTCTTCGACCCGACCATGACGAAGGACCCCAGTATTTACATCAACACCTTTGACGGCCTGCCATTGGAGCCGGTCAACGACGACGCGGCGTGCGCCAACCTGCGCTGGCTGATCTCATTCCTCTGCAACCATGATGAGGCCGCTGCACTGTGGTTGACTCGGTGGCTTGCATATCCGTTGCAACACCTCGGGGCCAAGATGGACACGGCGGTGCTGATGCACTCCACCATGGAAGGCTCGGGCAAAAGCCTGTTGTTCGCCGACACCTTTGGCGCGCTTTACGGCCAGTACGCCGCGACGGTTGGGCAGACCCAGTTGGAGAGCAACTTCAATGCTTGGCAAAGCAGGAAGATGTGGGCCGTGTTCGAAGAGGTGGTCAGCCGCGATCAGCGTTACAACCAAGTCGGCAAGATCAAGCATTTGGTCACCGGCAAGACCGTGCGCATGGAGTCGAAGTTCATCAACGGCTGGGAGGAGGCCAACCACATGAACGCGGTGTTCCTCAGCAACGAGATCCTGCCATGGCCGATCAGCGACAGTGACCGGCGAATGTTGGTCATGTGGCCGATGGAAACCTTGCCGGTCGCCCGACAGAAAGCCATCGGCCGCGAGCTGGAGAATGGCGGTGTCGCCGCGCTCTACGGCTGGCTGCTGCGTGTGGATCTGGGTGACTTCAATGAGCGTACACGACCGCCCAGCACCGCCTCACGCGAGCGGCTGGTTGCGCTCAGTCGGGCCGGGTGGCAAACGTTCCTGTATCTGTGGCGGTATGGCGAATTGGGCCGAGGGCTCTGGGGGGTATGTCTTTCAACGGACCTCTACGCCTTGTTCCTTGAGTGGTGTCAGCGCAACAAAGAGCACGTGATGAGCCAGACGAAGTTCTCGCTGTTCATCAGCTCGGAGGTGGAGAAGACCCGGTCAATACCCTGGACTGAACGCAATGATCGGCGCTTCGGCGCTTTCTTTGTGCCCGATGATCCTGAGGCTTCCCTACCCCCATCAATGAGAGCGCCGGACTTGGGCGTTGCCGTCGAGGCCTGGCGGGCCAAGGCGCGCCTTGCGGGGTGGAACGTGGACAGCTGGGACCACGTGAAGGCGGTCGCAGCATGAGTACCTCTCAAAGTGTGTCGGGTGTGTTGGGTATGTTTTGGGTTGGTTTTGGCAACCCGACACAGATCAAACGCCCATTTTTCGCGGGGTGCAGACGTGTGTGTTGGGTGTGTTGGGTTTGGCATCGCGTGCGCGCATGCGTGACGTTATTTGCAACGGCAAAAGCGCAGTTATTTTTTCTCCATGCGAGGACCTATAAACCCGACAAACCCAACACACCTAACACACTCTTGTTTAATTCTTTGTTTTTAAAGGATTTTAAGCGTGTTGGGTCTGTGTTGGGTGGGGTGTTTTGTGTGTCGGGTTCACTCTTCGAGAGGAAAGGGCAGTGATCAAGGAAATCGAAGTGTTGATGGTGCATTGGGGTGAGCAGATGCGAGAGCGCGGCCAAGGCGGCGGATTGGGCAGCCAGATGGGGGCCATCATTGAATGGGGCGGCGCGCCACCGCGTGGCACGCCGGGTTCTCGGATACTTGGTGGTGCTGGGTGCGGAATTGATCACATTGCAAGTGAGGTTCAGGCAGCGGTGGCTGAGCTGGACCGGTCAGGCCGTGCACCGCTGGCACGGTTGGCACTGGAGCGTTATTGCGCCATGGCAACGGTCCGCGATCAGATGAAATCGGTCGGTATTGCCGAAGGCGCTGATCGGACTTATCGCAACTGGGTGGATCGCCTGCATCAGCAGGTCCTGCTGATTCTCACACTGCGCAGCGGCTCGACACGTGGCTACCCGGTCGGCCCCCAAACCAATCGTCACTTGAAGGTCGCAAACGGCTCCTCGCCAAGCTCTTCAATCCCTCGGGCGCTCTGACCGTTCGTCCGGGCGAGTTGTCGCATTGTGGTCGTATTCATGCTGTATTGCGGTCACATTTGGCCCAACCTTTAAACAGCTCTTTTCGGTTTTTCCGAACGCAGGTACAACGTGGGCACGATCTGCGAATTGCGTCTGAATCGCCGCCCGAGCACGTGCTGTGCAAGCTCCACCCAGCCATCCCTTGGCTGTCACCAACCCCGCTTCGGCGGGGTTTTTAATTTCAGCTCCCCCGGAAGGGTGGCAACCGGATGCGCACCATGCCCGACAAACCAGATACGTGGGCCAGGATCGTGGCGGCCATTTCAAATCCACTGTGGCAGGGCATGATCATGGCCATCGTCGTTTCTTTACTGCGCATTCTCTACGACGCCAAAGAAACCAGTAAGCGCCGGATCTTGTTCGAAGCGCTGATCTGCGGTTCGTTAAGCCTGGTCGCGTCCAGCCTGATTGAGTGGATGACTTGGCCGCCCAGCCTTTCAGTGGCTGCCGGTGGAACGATTGGTTTTCTCGGTGTAACGGCCATTCGCGAGTTGGTCGTCCGATTCATTGGCCGCAAGGTGGACTCGTTATGAAAGCCATCGCTGCTGCAATCATCATCACGCTGGTGGGCTTATTGCTCGTTGGCATCCAGCAGAGCCAGATCGTCGCATTGCGCGGCGCGGTGGAAGTTGAGTCCACGGCCAAGAAGAAAGCGCTCGACGCCAATCTCGAAAGCGAAGCCACTATCACCACGCTGCGGGCGGAAGCCCAGCGCAATGCGGCCTACTTGAAAGATCTGAACCAACGGATCAAAGCCAGCGAAGACAAAGCCAAACAGGCGAGGAAAGACTTTGAAGACCTCAAGCGCAACAGCAAGCCGGTTCGTGATTGGGCTTCTCAGCCTTTGCCTGACGGCCTGCGCGGCAAAGCCGGTAGTGGTAACAAAAACGTCAGCGGTTCGAATCGAACCCCCTGAGCTGATTCCTTGCGAACGCATCAACCCTGATGAGGCTGACCTGCGTTCTAACGGTGATGTCTGGGAGCTGAAGGATCAGGCCATCAAGCTGCTCGACACCTGTGCCGATCAGGTCGACGCGCAGATCCTGCGCAGCCAGAGCAAGTAGGTCGTGGACCTATCCACGGCAACCCGCGCCCTGGCTCGCGATCTCGGCGTTCCGGGTCGAATGACCTGTTTTGGTGCGCCCCGAGAGAGGGGGGACCCTGGGGGTATTCGGGGTATACGGGGCTGCGGACTCGCGGGACTTTGTTAGCGGACGGTTCACCAGCTTAGTGAACTGCGGTGAACAGGTGAACACCCCGTATTCATTGGGTGAACAGGACATTTCAGCATGACAGTGATCAGCAAGTCGGACTTCGCAGCACGGCGCGGCTGGGCCAAATCCTACGTTTCCAAACTGGCAAAGCAGGAACGCTTGGTTCTCACGCCAGACGGGAAGGTGGAACTGGAAGCAACCGAAGCGCTGCTGGCCGATTCCGCTGATCCCAGCAAAGCCGCTGTCGCGGCCCGCCATGAAGAAGGTCGTATTGATCGCGGTGTCTACAGCGAGCTTTTGCCGAGCGCCGAAACACCTGCGGTGCAGCCCCCTAGCAAAGGCCCGGACTTTCAGAAGTCCAGAGCGCACCGCGAGTACTACCTCGGGCGGCTGGCGGAGTCTGAATTTCATAAGGTCCAAGGCAATCTGGTTTTGCGGGAAGCGGTTTCAAAAGCCGCCTTCACCGCTGGTCGCACCGTGCGCGACTTGATGTTCGGCCTTTCTCCGCAACTGGCTCCCGAACTGGCTGCAATGACCGACCCGTGGCAAATCGAGAAACACCTGACGGGCGCGTTTCGCCGAGTCTTTGAGGATGCTATTCGCATGACCACCGCTGACCTTGAACATGCCATGACTGAGAAATAGACCTATGCCCACTGGATACGCAGACGGTGCCGAGGTGTACCGCGAAGCGTATTGCCGTGGGCTTGAGCCCGATCCGGAACTCTGGGTCGATGAATGGGCCGATGAGTACATGCGCATCCCGCGTGACACCGGCGCCGCAGAGCCCGGCCAATACCGGACGGCCCGCACGCCGTATGCGCGTGAGCCAATGCGATGCCTGTCACCGGCTCACCCCTGCAAGCGGGTGGTCACGATGGTAGCGTCGCAGTTGATGAAAACCCAGATTGCTTTGAACTGGATCGGCGCGTTGATTCACCTGTCGCCGTCGAACATCCTGACGCTGCTGCCCAGCCTGAGCCTGGCAAAGCGAGTGTCATCGCGGATCAGCAAGACCATTAATGCGACTCCGGTCCTGCGTGAACGTGTGGCTTCAGCGCGCTCGCGTGATGCCCGTAACACGATGGACACCAAAGAGTTCGAAGGTGGGGCGTTGTACGCCACTACAGCCGGTTCAGCAGCCAACCTTGCCGAACTGTCGGCTCGGTTTGTCTACGGCGATGAAGTGGATCGCTGGGATGTGGACGTTGATGATGAGGGCGACCCGATAGAACTGGCCGAAACGCGGGGCAGTACCTTCGGACGCAACGCCAAGTTTTACTTCTCCAGCTCGCCGACCATCAAGGGCGCATCGCGGATTGATGATCTGTTCTCGACCAGCGACCAGCGTTACTACTACGTGCCATGCCCATCGTGTGGGCACATGCAAACGCTGGAGTGGGAGCGCCTGCTGTACTCGCCTGACTTCAGCACGGTTCATTACCAGTGCGCCGGTCCGGACTGCGACGTCCTGATCGAGGAGTTTCACAAGGGCGACATGCTCGCCCGTGGCGAATGGCGCTCACATGCCCAAGGCGATGGCGAGACGGTGGGTTTTCACCTTAACGCGTTGTACGCCCCGCTGGGCTGGCAGAGCTGGGCATCGCTTGCCAAGCAATATGAGAAGGCCAAAAAGGCTCAGGACCGGGGCGACCTGGAGCCGATGCAGGTTTTTTACAACACTCGTCTTGCCAAGGTCTGGGACAGCGCACAAGAGCAAACCAAAGCAGATGTCCTGCAAGCCCGAGCGCTGCTGGAAAACTACGTGTTGGGCACCATGCCTGCTGGCGTTCTGTCGCTCACGGCCTCTGTCGACGTGCAGGCCAACCGTCTGGAAATGATGGTGGTTGGCTGGGGCGAAGGCATGGAGCGCTGGATCGTTGACTTCCAAGTGATCATGGGCGATCCCGCCGATGATCGCACCTGGCTGGTGCTGGATGAAAAGCTCAAAGAGCGCTACCGCCATCCGTGCGGGGTTAGTCTGGCGATCCTGGCAACGGGCGTCGACTCAGGCGGACACCACACCCACGAGGTGTATCAGTTCTGCCGCGTGCGGCGCTGGCGCAACATCTTCGCGATCAAGGGTGCGAGCAAGTCCGGTAAGCCGGTTATTGCTCAACGACCTTCGCTCGTGGACGTGACGTGGAAAGGCCAGACCGAGCGCAACGGTGCAGAGCTGTGGATGGTCGGTACCGACACGGCAAAGGACTGGATCTACAACCGCTACCACCTGGAAAGCGGGCCGGGCGCGTTGCACTTCGCCAAGGATCTGCCCGAAGACTTCTTTGCGCAGTGTGTGGCTGAACGCAAGGTCGCTCGTTACGTCAAGGGCTTCAAGCGCATCGAGTGGGTGAAGGGAAAGGCTGAGCGCAACGAAGCGCTGGACTTGCTGGTGTACAGCCTGGCGATGGCGCATTACCTGGGTCTGCATCGCTACGGTGAGCACGACTGGGGCAGGCTTAAGCATGCCTTGGCTCAAGCCGGTCTGTTCGACGACACCGGTCATGCAAAAGCCCCTGTGGCCGAGCGTCTGAGTGTCGAGGCCAAACCTGAACCGAAGTCGGAGCCGCGACCCCAGCCTATAGCTGCTGCCGTTCAAGCATCTGCTCGTCCGGCCCCGCAACCCCCGCAACGCCGTGCTTCCACCAGCGGCTATTTAAAGAGGCGTTAAGATGTTTCATGTCGATGAGTGGGCTTCCGATCACATGTGGGTTTCGCAAGGCCCTTATAACCATTCTCCCAGCCCCTACCTACTTCAGAGAACACCCTTTGCGAAAGGGCCAATGCGCTGTCTTTCACAGTCACACCCTTGCAAACGTGTAGTTGTCATGGCTGCCTCGCTGCTTATGAATACTCGGGTCGCCATCAACTGGATTGGTTCGATGGTTCATTCATCACCAGCGAACATACTTGCCCTGAGTCCGACACGTGAGCTCGCGCTACGACTAAACTTCCGCATCGATAAGGAGTTTAAAGCTACCCCCGCTCTTCGCGGTCGATTGACGACTATGGAGAGAGAGTTTTATAGCAGGTCTTTCGAGGGCGGATCGCTTCGCGTAATGCCAGCAGCTTCGTTAACCTGTCAGTCGTTTGCTGCTGATTACATCTGCGGTGACAACATAGACTTCTGGCCCGTTGATGTTGACCAAGGGATCGACCTTATCAAGGCGGCAGAGCGTTGCCACGAGACATCGATACTGAAGCCCAAGTTCTATTTCTCTGGGACTCCAACTAGGCAATCAGCATCTCGCATAGAAAGTTTGTTCTTGGTGAGTGATCAACGTCATTACTACTTGCCATGTCCTCATTGCCGACATATGCAAACGTTGGAATGGGACCGCCTGCATTATTCGTCGGACTTCCAGGCAGTGCATTACCAGTGCTCAGGCTCAGCGTGCGGTGCTTCGATCACAGAGCAACACCTGGGCGAAATGCTCCTTATGGGGGAGTGGCGGTCTCACTCAGAGGGCGATGGCGAAACTGTTGGCTTTCATCTCAACGCTCTTTATGCCCCGTCTGGATGCTGGGGGTGGGCTCGGATGGCTAAGCAATATGAAAGAGCCAAAAAAAGCCTAGCTAATGGAGATATGTGGGAAATGAAGGTGTTCTACAACTGCATGCTCGCAAGGAGCTGGGGACGAAGCTCGCGACTAGCCTGGCCTACTAACAGCCGCATTCTTACATCCCACTCAAGCCTCCATGTGTCGCTAACTCAAGAGAAGTTGATATGGCTTACACCCAGAAGCACCTGGATGCCGTCGAGGCAGCGATAGGGCGTGGCGAAAAAATCGTGCGTTACGCAGATCGGACGGTCGAGTACCGCTCGGTTGATGAGCTGATCCAGGCTCGCGATCTGATCCGCACCAGCCTGACCAATGCTGCCGGTCCGCGCTCCCGCGTCATCCGTCTTTACCATGGGGGCAAGGGCCTGTGACTACTCGTTACCCCACGCTGACGCGTTCCGGCTTCGTCCTGCCCGAGCGTATGAAGGCCAGTTACGAAGGCGCTGCCGACGGTCGCCGATCCGCCACTTGGGACGCACCTGATACAGGCGTCAACAGCCTGATCATGCCAGCGCTACGCAACTTGCGCTCACGCTCCAGAGCAGCGGTGCGCAACGATCCGTATGCGGCCAATGCTATTGACCGCAGGGTCAGCAATCTGATCGGCACCGGCATTACCCCGCAGCCCAGGATCGCGGACAAGGAGCTGCGTCGTATTTTTCAGGAGACATGGGAAGACTGGGTAGACGAATCCGATGCCGATCAGTTGACCGACTTCTACGGCTTGCAAGCCTTGATAGCCCGTACGGTCGAACAGTCGGGCGAATGCTTCGTTCGGTTACGGCCCAGGCGGATGGATGACGGCTTGGCGGTGCCCTTGCAGTTGCAATGCCTGGCACCCGAGTTTGTTCCGCATGACAAGTTTGAGGTGACCAGCACCGGCAACATCATCCGCGCCGGGATCGAGTTCAACGGATTCGGCAAGCGGGTGGCGTACTGGTGTTATCGCTCACACCCCAGTGACATGACGTCGATCAATGCTGGGTACAACATGCTGGTGCGCATCCCAGCCAGCCAGATGCTGCACATCTTTGAGCCGGTGGAGCCCGGCCAGCTTCGTGGTGTGCCTCGACTGGCACCGGTGTTGAAGCGACTGCGCAGCCTCGACAACTTCGACGATGCCGTCCTGTTCCGTCAGGAGGTGGCCAACCTGTTCGCGGGCTTCATTCGCAAGCCGTCTCCTGAAGGTCAGCCCATGCTCGATCCGTTGACGGGTGCGCCCATCAAGGTCGGAGGCGATGGCTTCACGCCAATGGTTGCGCTGGAGCCCGGCACGATGCAGGAGCTGCTGCCGGGGGAGGAGGTCGAGTTCTCGACACCGCCTGATGGCGGCAACAACTACCCCGACTTTATGCGGCAGCAACTGATGGCGGCAGCTGCCGGTGCGGGGCTGCCCTATGAGTTGATGACCGGCGACATGCGCGGCGTCAACGACCGCACCATCCGTGTGGTGCTCAACGAATTTCGTCGGCGTCTGGAGCAGCTGCAGTTCAGCGTTTATGTCCACCAACTGTGCCGTCCTGTCCGGGCGGCATGGATGGACATGGCGGTGTTGTCGGGTGCTTTGCAGCTGGACGACTACGCGGCACGCCGCCGTGAATACCTGCGTACCCGCTGGGTGCCGCAAGGCTGGTCCTACATCCACCCGGTGCAGGACGTGCAATCGAGAACGATGGAAATCAACGCGGGGCTCGCCTCGCGCAGTGAGATGTGCCTGCGCACCGGCACCGATGCCGAGATCGTGGACGAAGAAAACGCCGCCGATGCGGCTCGTGCCCGTGGACTGGGCCTCAACTACAGCACCTTGTCGGCGTTCGATGAGGACCCCGACGAGAAGGAGAACCCATGAAACCGCTGTTGCCGTTTCGCATTTTCAACAAGGCCCCGGTTGCCTTGGCGGTCGAGGACCAGAACTGGTACCGCATCAAGGCTGAAACCCAGGCTGAACAGACCACCATCGAGATCTACATCTACGGTGAGATCGGCGGCTGGGGTATCACCGCCAATCAGTTCATTCAGGATCTGAAAGCTATTGATGACGGCGTGTCGCCCATCATTGCGGCGTTCAATACCATCGGTGGCGATCTGTTCGACGGTCTGGCAATTCACAATGCGCTGAACCGGCTGGGTGAGCGCTGCACGGCGCGGATCGATGCGTTGGCGGCCAGTGCCGGGAGTGTTGCCGCGTGTGGCGCACACCGCATGGTCATGGCGTCCAACGCCATGTTGATGATCCACAACCCGTGGACCTACACAGCCGGTGATGCCGAGGACCTGCGCAAGGTCGCCGATGTGCTGGACCAGACGCTGGAAGCCATTATTGCGGCGTACAAGGCCAAGTCGCCGGACATCGACGAGGTCGAGCTGCGGCGCATGGTCAACGCTGAAACCTGGCTCACCGCGCCGGAAGCACTGGCGCTTGGTCTGGCCGACGAGATCGGAGCGGGAGTAGAGGTCAAAGCCTGCCTGGGGCAGGGTGCTGCCATACAGCGGTTCCGCCAGACGCCAAAGGCCTTGCTGGATCAGCTCAACGCCGTTGAGCCCGAGCCCGAGCCAGAACGAACTGACCCACCAACTGATCCTGAACCAGCTGATGCATCCGCCTTGGCGCTGATGATTACGAAAGCCTGCGGCGCGGCGGGCATCAACAACCTGATCGAGCCTTTGATTGCGTCCACCAAGCTTGCCGATCAAGCAACGGTGCAGGCGGCTATCACCCAGGCCAAGGGTGTGCGCGACCTGTGTGTTGCGGCTCGCCTGCCTGAGCTGACCGCCGAATTCGTCAGCGCAGGTCTGGACAAGCAGGCCGTTCAGGCGCGTTTGTTTGAGAAGCTGGTCAGCAGCGGCAAGGGCTTTGAAATCGATAACAGCCTGCCGCTGCAGGACGATCCACCGGCCAAGGTCCAGGCCAAACAACCCGATCACCACGACATCTACGCGGCCCGCAGGGCGGCGCAAGGTGGCAAGAAAACGACCTCAACAGGAGCACGTCCATGACCATCAAAATGGAGCCTATCCATGCCGGTGAATTCCTTCTCTCCGAAGGCCCCGGAAACATCTCGCGAGAGTCGATCAACGTGGCAGCCAGTGAGGCCCTGAATGCGGGCCAGTTGCTGGGTCTGGTTGCAGCCTCCGGAGAGTTCGCGCCCTATGATCCGACCGCCGAAGACGGCAGCGAGATCGCCGCAGCGATTCTTTTCGCACCGCTTCCTGAGTCCGACATCGTTCGACGTGGTCGCGCCGTCGTGCGACTGGCCGAGGTTGCGGAAACGCTGCTGACCGGTCTGGATCTGGACGCTGAGAAGGCGCTGGCCAAGCAGCTCATCATCCTTCGCTGATCGATCTATCGGCCACAAAACCCTGATTCATTTTCGTTTATCTGACCCCGCCATTTGCGGGGTTTCGTTTTTCTGGAGAATACCCCCATGGCCGATATCGCCATTTTCGACGACGAAGCATTCAGCGTCGCCACGCTCACCGCTGCCATCAACGAGCAACCGTACCTGCCCGGTCGCATCAGCGGGCTCGGTCTGTTTCAGGAAGAGGGCATCGCGACCCTGACTGTGCAGATCGAAAAGGACGGCGACACCTTGGCGCTGGTACCGGCCGGTGAGCGTGGCAGTTCCGGGCTGGTGGTCACCGGCACGAAGCGGCACATGATTCCGTTCAACACCGTTCACCTGCCGGAGCGCTTCACGATCCGGGCGGATGAGATTCAAGGCATTCGCGCATTCGGTTCACGCACAGAGCTGCAGGCCGTGCAGGATGTGATCAACACTCGTTTGGCCAAAGCTCGTCGCCAACTCGACGCCACGCACGAGTTTCAGCGCATGGGCGCGCTCAATGGCCAGGTGCTGGATGCAGACGGCAAAACAGTACTTTTGGACATCTACGCGGCCTTTGGCGTGAAGCGTCAGAGCCTGTCCATGGGTCTGAACGACGCGAAAACTGCACTACGCGTGATGGCAGGCGAGGCGTTGGACATGCAGGAGGATGCGCTGGGCAGCGTAACCTCCAGCGGCTCACGGGCGTTCTGCGGGAAAAACTTCTGGAACAAGCTGATCGTTCATGATTCGGTCGAAAAGACTTACCTTAACTCTGCTCAGGCTTCGGAGCTGCGTGGTGATGCCCGCGAAAGTTTTGAGTTCGGTGGCATCGTTTGGGAGCGCTACCGTGGCAAGGTCGCCGGTAGCGCTTTCGTAAACGACGACGAGGCGCTGCTCGTGCCCGAGGGTGTGCCGGACCTTTACATCTCGGCCTTCGCGCCGGCCGATTACATGGAAACCGTCAACACGCAGGGCATCCCGTACTACAGCAAGCTGGAAACGCTGCCGTTCGGAAAGGGCGTGGCGGGTGAAGCTCAGTCCAACCCGCTGCACCTGTGCACCCGACCTCGGGCGCAGATCCGCCTGACGCTGTAGTCATGGCGTTCCGTGACTTGATCGAAAGCCTGGATGACGCCGTGTTCGATCTGCTGAGCGACACAGCGTTCATTGAGGGGCGCGAGGTGGCGGGCATGTTCTCGGCACCCTGGCTGCAACCCAAGCTGGGTCGCATCAACACGGGTTTGCGCGAGCCGCACCTGGTCATTCGTGTCGCAGATTCCGAGGGCGTTCATGAGAGACAGCAGGTGCGGGTGGATCTGCCCAAACCTGACGGCGGTGGGCTGTACACCTTGGTGCGTATGGAGCCCGGTGGCGATGGACTGATCACGCTGGTCTTGAGGATTAACCCATGAGCGTAGGCAGCTTTTACAAGCAATCGGCCAAGGACGGCATGATCACCTTGCAGCCATCTTCGGCCGATCTGGAAGCGTTCAAGGACTTTGCAGCAGCGGTCCCCAAAGCGGCGGTAGCGGCCCAGCGTCGTGCCATCAACAAGACGCTTCGGTGGTTGCGCACACACATTGCCAGGGCAGTTGGGCGGCAAGAGCGCATCGCAGTTACGGCCGTTCGGCAACGCCTTCGGGCCTACCCGGTCAGCGGTGGCACGATGCGCGGCAAGCTCTGGTTTGGTCTGGATGCCATTTCTGCCAGTCGTATCGGCCGTGCGCGGCAGAGCCGCACCGGCGTATCCGTTGCCGGTCGTCGGTATCAGGGCGCGTTCTTCAAAACGGTTTACGGCGGCAGTCCTGATATCTGGATACGCACCGCGAGCAAGCATTTCGACTCAGGCGCGTACGCCGAAACAAGGCAAGGCAAACGCCGCTCCGGCTTCATCGAAGAAAACGGCAGCCGCTTCCCGTTGGCTAAAGCCAAAGTTTCTCTGGAGGAGGCAAGGCCACACTTCGATAGCTGGGTGAAACGGGCCGATGAGCGCCTGCTGGAGATTCTCAAGCAGGAATTCAATTACGAGCTGCAGAAGTACCTGAAAGGAACCGCCCGTGTCTGACGAAGCCTTCAATCTTGATTCGTTGTACGAGGCCATTGAACAACACGTCAGGGCCGCGATTGCCGGGCTTGAGTACGTCGGCACCATGCCGGACATGCTTCAGCAGGTTGCCGTCCCGGCCGTGCTGATCGAACTGGTGGAGTTTGAGCCAGGCATTGATCAGGGCACCGGGGAAACAGCCCTGATTGCCCGGCTAGAAGCGCGGGTGATTGTAGGTTCCGAACGCGATCAGTGTCAGCAACAGGCAGCCTTCGCAGCCTCGCAACTCGCTGTCCTGCTTAGGTTGCAAACCTGGGGGCTTGAGGTCGAACCCGCTGAGTTTGTGAGAGCCGCTCAGGACTGGTCGCGTCCGGAACTGGACGGTTACGCCGTCTGGGTTGTCGAGTGGACTCAAGGCATCTACCTCGGCGAAGAGGAATGGCCGTGGCCAAATGAGCCGCCCGGAACGTTGGTTTTCGCGTTCGCTCCCGATACCGGGCGCGACAACGATGACCAGTACCAATCGCCTGAGGATATGTGATGAGTTTCGCGTTGGCTGAACATGACCGCATGCTGGCCGGTGTGGTGAAGGACTGCTACGTCGTTGCGCTGGACCTTGCCGCATCACCTCCGGTCTGTCGTGTTTCAGACGGCAACTGGGTGAGTGCCTGGGTTCGCTGGCACAGCGTTGCAGCTGGCAAGGCGCGCCACTGGCGGGCACCGTCAATGAACGAACAGGGCACCTTGGTCAGTGCCAGCGGTGACGTGTCGCAGGGCACGTTCATTCCGGGGCTGTATGGCAATGCCGGTGCCCAGCCTGATAACCGTGACCATGTCGAAGTCTGGCGCTTTGACGACGGCGGTTCCCTGATCTACGACTGGCAGGCCAACACTTACACAATTGATCTGCCCTCGGGAACGGTGACTATCACAGTCGGAGCCAGCTCGGCCGTTGTGACCGACGACTCTATTAGTGCGACCTCCGGAACGATCACTGCCAAGGCAGCCACGATCACGCTGGATGGCAACGTCACGATCAGCGGAACGCTCGCCGTGGTCGGTGATATCCATGGCGGCGGGCAGATTATCGACACGGGTGGCAACACCCCGAACCACAAGCACTGACCCGGCCCGCACTGCGGGCTTTTTAATGTCTGGAGATTATTCGATGGCGACAGTAAAAACCGATAAGCCTTTTGGCGATGAGCCAACCATTCAATCCGTTCAGGTGATACCTGCGGCTGCATCCGTCGCTCAGGCTGCTTCACCTACCGCGAGCCCGGTGGCGGTTCGAACCTTTCGAGACCCGCTGTATACCTCCCGCACACTGATCCTGCCGGATGACCGCACGCTGGCGGTCGCCAAAGGCATTGTCACCGCGCAAGCAGATGACACGGTCGCGTTGGAATATCTGAGTCAACACCCGGACCTTGAGTCGCTGGAGTAAGTCATGATCGGAATGGATCGCCGAACCGGTCAGCCCGTCTCCGGCCTGGCGCACCTGCGGCAGTCCATCGAAGACATCCTCACTACACCGATTGGAAGCCGCCGCATGCTGCCAGAGTACGGCAGCAAAATCAGACGATTCGTGGACTTGCCCGTCAATGATGGTTGGAAGAGCGCGGTGCAGGCTGAGGTAGCAAGATCGCTTTCGCGCTGGGAGCCGCGCCTGCGCCTTGAGCGGGTGAGGGTGATTGCCGTTCTGAACGGACAGGTCACCTTGCAATTGACGGGTACTTACCTCGGTGACAACGCAGTGTTGGAGGTGACGGCATGAGTCTGATTGAATTGTCTGCGCTGCCCGCGCCGCAGGTGCTCGAAGACCTGGACTTTGAAGAGGTTTATCAGGACGAACTGAGCGCATTTCGTGAGTATATGGGCGATAACTGGAGCGCCTTGCTGGAAAGCGACCCGGTGACCAAGCTGCTTGAACTGGGCGCTTATCGGCGGCTTCAGAACCGCGCCCGTGTCAACGATGCGGCCAAGGCTCTGCTGCTCGCCTATGCCCGAAAAGCTGATCTCGACCAGTTGGCAGCCAACGTTAATCTCAAGCGTCTGGAGATTCAGGCAGCAGACCCGAACGCCGTGCCGCCTACCGCTGCGGTCATGGAAGAAGATGATGCCCTACAGGAGCGTGTCCAGCTGGCCTATGAAGGGCTCACCACGGCGGGGCCACGAAACAGCTATATCTTGCATGCACGTAATGCGTCGGCGCTGGTGGCCGATGCGACAGCCGAAAGCCCTTCTCCAGCCGTGGTGGTCGTCACGGTACTTGCGCTGGAAGGCAGTGGTGTGGCCAGTGCGGATCTGCTGGAGACCGTTCGGCTCAACCTCAGTGATGAAGATGTACGCCCGCTGGGTGACCGCCTGACAGTGCAAAGCGCGGAGATCCTGCCTTATCGGATCAAAGCGGTCGTTCATATGGTCGGCAGCGGTCCTGAAACCGAGGCGACCTTGACGGAATGCAAAAGTCGTCTGCAGGCCTGGATCAACCCCCGGAGACGCCTGGGACTTGAGGTCGCCCGGTCCGGCGTTGATGCCCAACTGCACATTAGCGGTGTCAGCCGGATTGACCTGGAGGGCTGGACCGATATCCGTCCGACGAAGGCGCAGGCAGCCTGGTGCGAAGCATTCACTGTGACGCGGGGTAGTTGAGATGATCAGCTTGCTCCCCCTCAACAGCACCCAGCTGGAACGCGCCATTGAAGTGGCTACGAATGAAGTCACCCAGATTCCATTGCGCACGTTGTACAACCCGCAGGCCTGTCCTGCACACCTGCTGTACCACCTTGCGTGGGCTTGGTCCGTGGACCGTTGGGATGATGAATGGTCCGAGCCGGTGAAGCGTGCGGCTATTGCCGCTTCGTTTTTCATCCATGCCCGCAAAGGCACCATTGGTGCTATCCGCCGCGTGGTTGAGCCGTTGGGTTATCTGATTGACGTGCTGGAGTGGTGGGAGACAGTGCCGCAGGGCATACCCGGAACCTTTGCTCTGAAAGTCGGAGTGCTGGATACCGGTATTACCGAAGAAATGTATCAAGAGCTGACTGCCCTGATCGACGACGCCAAGCCGGTCAGTCGGCACATGCGGGAGCTGGCTATAAGCCTGGAAACGACCGGCACGTTTTACATGGCCTTGTCGGTTTCCGAAGGCGATGAAATCGATGTTTACCCACCTGTGCAGCGTGACATTGATGTCACGGGTTTTGTCGGGTTGGGTGGACGTGAAACCACTATCGATACTCTGGATGTCTTCGCATGATCGATCAGACTTCGCAATTCTTTGCCATCTTGACCAACATCGGTGCTGCCAAGCAGGCGAACGCCGATGCGTTGGGCATCGCATGGAAAATTGCACAAATGGGCGTAGGGGATGCCAACGGGGCCGATCCTGTTCCGGATGCCTCGCAGAAAAAACTGATTAACGAGCGACGTCGAGCGCCGCTCAACCAGCTCAAGGTTGACCCTGCCAACAACGCAATCATCATCGCCGAGCAGGTCATCCCAGCTGAAGTGGGCGGGTTCTGGATTCGTGAAATCGCCTTGTACGACTCCGATGGTGACATGGTGGCGGTCGCAAACTGTGCGCCATCATACAAACCGGCGCTGACTCAAGGGTCCGGCCGTACCCAGATAGTTCGTATCAACCTGCTGGTCAGCAATACCAGCAACGTTGAGCTGAAAATTGACCCTTCTGTGGTGCTGGCAACGCGTGCTTACGTTGACGGTAAAGTAGCCGACGAACTCAACAAGCTCGATCACAAACAGTCGGTACGGGTTGCGACTTCGACAGACATAAAATTGTCCGGTCTGCAGACCGTGGACGGCATTGAGCTTGTCGACGGTGACCGGGTCTTGGTCAAGTCGCAGACCGCTGGAAAAGAGAATGGCCTCTATACGGTAGTTGCCAGCGGCAACTGGCTGCGCTCGCAGGACGCAGACAGTGATCCTGAGGTCACTGCCGCGCTTATTGTTTCCGTAGAAGAGGGGACCTTGCTGGCCGATACAATCTGGCAACTGCTTACAGGAGGGCAGATTCGTGTTGGAACAACCCCGTTGGTTTTCCAGAACATTACGGCGGGCTTCGCCCCGTTGCTGTCTCCGGCCTTGTTGGGGACACCCACGGTGCCCACGCCTGCGGTAGTTGCCAACAACAAGCTGGCTGCCAACACCGAGTTTGTACAGGCCGCGCTGGCGGCTGGACTTTCGCAAAAGCTCAGCCTGTCTGGAGGACAACTCAAGGGCAGGTTGAAGGCCAAGGTAGGCGCGGCCACTGCGGGCAACACGAACGACAGCGGTTTTGTATTTGATGACGATACCGGAATGTTTAGCTCGGCAGACGGTGTCATTCAGCTCGCGGCCAATGGCGATTTGATTTTTCAGCACATCGCAGGCGGCGCAGCTCAGTTCTTCCGGGGCGTGAGGGTGCCCAAAGGCCCCCCTAACACTGAGGATAATTCGTCAGTGGCGGGGTATACGTTCGCTGAGGACGGTGACAGTGGAATGTTTGCGGAAGGTGGAGGGCAGAACTCGGGTTCCGATTTGGTTTTTCGAATCGATAAGGTCGAGGCTGGCCGCATCAAGGGGCAGATGAAGTCCGGAGCACAATCGGGATGGACCCGATTGTTGAGCGGAAAAATACTTCAATGGACGCAGATTTCATTCACTCCCGTAGCAGGGGCGTCAATGGCCTGGACTGCGGTTCTCCCAACCAGTTTTCTAAACGCATGTCATCAGGCGTTCGCGATCCAAGGGAACGGTGCCGGGGTCAACAAGTTTCAAATTACTACGGAGGGACTTGGCCTCGGGTCCGTCAACGGCTTTGCCTTCAGTGAGGATACGGGTGCGCGCATTATTCGTGTTTGGGCCATAGGTGAATAAATGAACAACTACTGGAGTGCTTCGCTGGGTGCTTTTTGTCGCCCTGACATCCTGGGTGACGATATGCCTGACGACGCCGTGGAAGTGTCAGAGCAGGACTATTCGATGTTGCTGGGCGGACAGGGCGAGGGCCAGCTCATTGTCACGGGAGCGGCTGGCTTCCCGATCCTCGAAGATCCGCCCCCGGCCAGTGACGAGCAACTGAGACAGGGCGCTCGCTACTGGCGCGACCAGTGGCTGGCAACCACCGACCCACTGATCGTGCGTCACCGCGACGAAAAGGAAGCTAAGCGCGCGACCACGCTGAATGATGATCAGTACTCAACACTTCAAGCCTGGCGGCTGGACCTTCGCGACTGGCCGGAGTTACCTGCATTCCCGAGCGCAGAGAGTCGCCCCCAGCCCCCTGACTGGGTGTCGGCGCTCGTCTAAGCCCTCGCCCGTTACGCATAACGCAGCACCACCCAACCCCGCCATGCGGGGTTTTTCGTTTCTGGAGATTGTCCTATGAGTTTTTTCCACGGCGTGACTGTGACGAACGTCGACACGGGTGCACGCACCATTTCGCTGCCGACGTCCTCGATCATCGGTCTGATCGATACGTTTACCGAGGCTCCGGCCAACAGCGCCAAGGTCAATGACCTGGTGCTGATCACCTCCGAACGCGAAGCCATTGCAGCCTTCGGCCCGGACTCGGCCATCACCAAAGCCTGTCAGGCTATCTACGTCAAAGCCAAGGCAGTGATCGTTGCGTGCGGCGTCGCCAAGCTGGACGACGCGGCCCTGCAGACCTCTGCCATTATCGGCGGGGTGAAAGCCGATGGTACCCGTACCGGTCTCCAGGCCCTGCTCGACGGCAAGAGCCGCTTCAATGCCCAGCCGCGTTTGCTGATCGCGCCCAAGCACAGCTCGATCCTTGCAGTCGGTAAAGCCCTGACTGCACTGGCAGACAAGCTGCGGGCGCTGCCGATCATTGACGGTCCTAACACTACGGACGAGGCGGTCATGGCGTACGCCAAGAACTTCGGTGGCAAGCGTTCTTTCATGGTCGACCCCGGTGTCCAGTACTGGGATACCACCGCCAATGCGACGGTCGATGCACCTGGCTCTGCCTGGGTGGCGGGTCTGTTCGCCTGGACCGATGCGGAGTACGGCTTCTGGGCCTCGCCGTCGAACAAAGAGTTTGCAGGCATCACGGGCACCAAGCGGCCCATCGAGTTTCTGGACGGTGACGAAACCTGCCGGGCCAACCTGCTCAACAACGCCAATATCGCCACCATCATCCGCGACGACGGCTATCGGTTGTGGGGCAACCGCACGCTCAGCAGCGATCCAAAATGGGCGTTCGTGACCCGCGTGCGCACCATGGACATCGTCATGGACGCGATCCTCTACGGGCACAAATGGGCGGTCGACCGCTCGATCACTGCCACCTACGTCAAGGATGTGACCGAGGGACTGCAGGCGTTCATGCGTGACCTGAAGAATCAGGGCGCGATCATCAACTTTGAAGTGTTCGCGGACACCGAGTTGAACACGGCCACTCAGCTCGAGCAGGGCAAGGTGTACTGGAACATCCGTTTTACCGACGTGCCGCCTGCCGAAAACCCCAACTTCCGCGTTGAAGTCACCAATCAATGGCTGACCGAAGTGCTCGACTCTGCCGCTTAAGGAGCTGCAACGATGGCAATGATTCCCGAAACACTGAGCAACCTGAACCTGTTCGTGGACGGTGTCAGCTTTCAGGGCGATGTGCCCAGCCTGACCCTGCCCAAGATGACGCTCAAGACTGAAGAACACCGTGGCGGTGGCATGGACTTGCCGGTCGAGCTGGACATGGGGATGGAAAAGCAGGAGTCCAACTTCACCACTACAGGCGTGCGTCGCGAGTCCCTGAAGTTTTTCGGCCTGGCGGATGGCACGGCCTTCAACGGCGTGTTCCGTGGGGCATTCAAAGGGCTCAAAGGCAAGATCACCCCGGTCGTGGTGACCCAGCGTGGCCGACTCAAAGAGGTCGACATGGGTGACTGGAAGGCGGGTGACAAGGCTGAGATCAAGCACTCGGTCGCGCTCACGTATTACAAGCTGGAAGTGGATGGCCGTGTGGTCTACGAGATCGACGCGCTGGGCATGAAGCGCGTGATCAATGGTGTCGATCAACTCGCGGCAGAACGTTCGGCCCTTGGCCTCTGATAGAAGGAAAAATCCTGTGTCTCAAGTAAATACCAATCCGAAGTGGATGACCCTGACGGCCGAGAGCGTGTCGGTGAAGCTGACCAAGCCCGCCGAGGTCAACAGCGTTCAGGTCGACACCATCACCATGCGCGCACCTACCGTGCGCGATGTGCGCACCGCCCAGGCGGCTGCCAGCGGCGACGACGAACAGCGCGAGCTGAACCTGTTTGCATCCCTGGCCGAGATGGGCGTCCGCGATCTTGAAGGGCTGTCCCTCAAGGACTACAGCCGCCTGCAGGCCGGTTATTTTCGCCTGGTGCGCGACGACGAGCTTTGACCCCTCATTGCAGAGGCTTGCGGCGAAGCGGCTTGCAAAAGAGCTGGGCTTCTCGTCGGCGGAAATCATGTCCATGTCTTTCTCGGACATGATCTGGTGGCTCACGGACTGAGCCCATCCCAACATCTGAGGTGAGTGATGGCGAACAATCTGGCACTGGGCCTGGTGATTGGCGGCGCTGTCAGCCCGACTGTGGGTGCGGCATTCAACACCGTTGAAAACCGCATCAAGAAGCTGGAGCAGCGCGGCAATCAGGCCAAGGTGCTGAGAAACACGATTGGCGAAACCATGCGTCTGCGTGACGAGTGGAAGAAAGCGCACGACAGTGGTGCTGCCTCGGCCTCTGGTTTGCTGCGCAAGCTTGAGAACAACCTCGACACCTTGCGAAAACAGGGCGTTCAGGTTGGAAAGCTCAGGCAGGAATATCAGTCCCTTGACCGTGTGGCCAGAAGCATGGACCTCAAGGTCAAGGGGCACCAACAGATCGAGCAGGGCAAGGCCGGACTCAAGTCAGGTATCGGCACCGCCGTCGCAGGTGTTGGCGCATTGGCCGTGCCGACCAAGATCAGTGCCGACTATCAGGCGATCATCCGGGATATCGCGATCAAGGCCGGTGTGGCCAACAAGCCGCAGGAAGCGGAGCTGACCACCTCGGTGATCAAGACCTCCCAGGACACGGGCATGGCACGCAATGACGTCGCCGACCTGGTCAACAAGCTGGTCGGTGCGGGCATGAGCCTGGACAAGGCGCTTTCCTACGCCCCGGTCGCTGCGAAGTTTGCGGTCGGGCAGGGGGCCAGTGGCACCGACACGGCCAACATGATTCAGGCACTGCAGCAGAACGCCAAGATCACCGACCCCAAGGTCATGGAGAAAGCCCTGGAGGCGATTGCCATGCAGGGCCAGGCTGGCAGCTTTGAAGCCAGCGACATGGCTCGCTGGTTCCCGCAGTTACTGGCGGGGATGGGCAAGCTGGGTGTCACCGGCATGGATTCGGTGAGCCAGCTTGGCGCGATGCTGCAAGTGCAGATGAAGACGGCCGGTGGTTCGGACGAAGCGGCCAACAACCTGAAGAACTGGATGGAGAAGATCGGCTCCCCCGACGTGGTGAAGTCGTACAAGGACGTCGGTATCGATTATCAGGGGTCGCTGAATACCGGCATCCAGAAGGGTATGTCGACACTGGAGTCCAGCTTTGCGCTGGCCCAGCACTACATTGAAAAGACCGACCCGGCGAAAGCCAAAAAGATGAAGGATGCGACGGACAAAATCAGCAAGGAGGCCGATCCGGCAAAAGCCAAGGAGATGCTGGACTCGCTGGAGCAGGCATTGCGTACCGGCGACCTGTTTGCCGACATGCAGGTCAAGGCTGCGCTGACCGCTTACTCGCAGAATCGCGCGCTGTATGAACAGCTGAAAAAAGACTCCCAGAACGCCTCGGGAATCCTCGACAAGAACCTGGCCGAGCGTCGTGGTGCTTCATCGCAGATCTGGTCTGAGACGTTTCAAGCGGTCAACGATTCGATGCGCAGCATTGGTGATGCGATACGCCCGGTCACAGACGCCGTTGCGAAAGGGATCACGGCAACGGCCAAGGAATTCACAGCGCTCTCTGATACTTCCAAGCCGGTGGTGCTGGCCATCGCCTCAATCGGTGCCGGGTTGCTGGCACTGAAGTCTGCTGCCGGGGTGTTCAAAATCGGCAAGGGGCTGCTCAACCTTGGTCGTGGATCACTGGGTGGCAATCCGAACAAGGTCCAGAAAGTCTACGTCACCAACTCAGGCGGCAAAGACGATAAGCCCGACGGGAAGGTAGGAGCGGTCAAAGGCTTGCTGGAGACCGGTCTCAAAGCATTCAAAGGCAAGGACAAAATAAAGGGCAAGGACAAGGCTGGTGGAAATGGCAAGGACGGCGCTGACGATGCTGATGACGACGCAGAGGAAAGCGGCAAGACCGGTTTTGATCCGGTCGACACCGGCCTGAAAATCCTCGATCTGTTCGGTGAGGGTGGTAATGACGCGGACGGTGCCAAGGGCGGCAGCAGCTCTGAGCCGCAGAAGGTCTTTGTGGTCAACGCCAGTGCGTTCGGTGGCGGTTCGGATGCACCGGGTGATCAACGTCGGTCACGCCGCAGCCGTCGGCGCGGTGCTGCTGGCGGTGCCGGTGGTCGACGCGCAGGACCTCCACGCCCTCCGATGCCGCCAGCTCCTCCCGTACCAGCAGGCCGACTGGCGAGGCTGGCGGGTGCCGCAGGAAAGCTGGGCAGTGTGGCCAAGGTGGTCCCCGGCGCGAAGTTTCTGGATGCGGGCATGCTCGCTCTGGACACGTACCAAAACGCCGAGACCCAGGACGAGAAAGCAGAAGGCTACGGCGGCGCTGCGGGTGGGCTGGCCGGCGCATTGGCAGGCGGTGCGGCGGGTGCCGCGATTGGCTCTATCGTGCCGGTGATCGGTACGGCCATCGGCGGGATGGTGGGCGCATTTCTCGGAGGCATGGGTGGGCAGGACGTCGGTGGCTTTCTGGGCAAGGCACTGTTTGGCTCAGATGAAAAAGCCGAGGCCGTCGCTGGCAAGGGCGGTGATGCCAAACCTTCGGCTGCGCCTGGCGATGTGGTCAAAGCGATGGCGGCGGTAGCACCCGCTCCGCTGGCGTTGCCTGCTGTCGTCAAGGCTGCTGAGCAGAGCAAGCCTGCACCCACCAAGGTCGACCAGCAATTCACCTTCTCGCCGAATATGCCCGTCAACGTACAAGGCGATGTAAAGGACCCGGCACAGCTGGCGCGGGACATTGCACCGTTTCTGCAGCGCCAATTTGAAGAGTTCAGTCGGCAGGCGGCTGCCCGCCAACTGTTTGATGCCCCGCACGTAGGTTGAGGAAAGGTTATGGCTTATGCAGAACAGCTGCAGTCATCGTTGAAATACCTGATTGCAGCGGGAGAGGTGGGACGCCGTAGTCTGGATGACATGCTCGGTCCCTTGACTGGGGCCGTAGGCGATATGACAGGGGCCGCGTCGGAGCTGGAGAACATTCCGTTCATTGGCCCGGCCATTGGTGAAAAACTGCAACGCACCATGCGGGGCATCAGTGTCGCGCAGACAAAGGTTGGGCAGGTGGCGGCGATGTACGGGCAGGCAACCAGTGCAGCATCGCAAGTGCAGGAGCGTATGGGGGCACTGCAAGAACAGGCGTCCAAGGCCGGAGCCGCGATCAATCGGGTGGCGGGAAGCGTCAGTCCGGCGCTGGGCAACATTGTGCAGACGGGCAGCTTTGCAACCCAGATGACCCCGGCCCCCGAGGCCGTGAAACCGTTTCCGCATCTGCTGATTATTCAGCCGCTCAAGCCTGAGGCGCAGCCGTACTACTTCAACCTGGACACGGCGGCCTTCGATGAGCTTCGCAGGCAGACCGCGTTCCGCTGGGCCGGGCAAGAGCGCTTGACGCGCAGCATTGCGCAACAGGCGGTTGGCCTCGGTGACGACAAGCTGAGTTTGAAGGGGGCCATTTTTCCCGGCTTCAAGGGCGGCCTTAAGCAACTGGATACTTTGCGCAGCATGGGCCGCAACTTGCAGCCACTGAGCCTGACCACCGGCTACGGCGAGGTGCTGGGCAACTGGTGTTTGCTCAGTGTTGATGAAGAACAGAGCAACCTTCTGGCCGGGGGTATTCCCCGCAAGCAGGGCTTTTCACTGGAGTTTGTGAGCTATGGCGACGATCTGCAGAACGTCTGACGGAGATCTACTGGACACCATCTGCCAGCAGTATTACGGGCACCTGAACGGTAGCGTTGAGGCGGTGCTGGATGCCAATCAGGGCTTGGCCGATGAGCCTCAGCCCTATCGGGCGGGCGTGCAAATCCTGTTGCCGGATCTGCTCACCCAGACCGAGGAAGTGATACAGCTCTGGGGCTAGCTGGCAGCCGGTTCACATCCAACTTTTATCAACACTCGACGGCGGATTCTAGTGACTCTGCCGTGCCTTGCTATGGCTATTAAGTAAGAAGGTCTCATGAAACCGGTATTCCGAATTGTTGCGGACCGCAACGACATTACGGCGTTGATCAATGACCGTTTGTTGCTGCTGCGCACAAGCGACAAGCCTGGTATGGAATCAGATGAATTTGAGCTGCGCATCGACGACAGGGATCGGGCCGTTTCACTGCCTGCACGCGGTGCAGACATCGAGATATACCTCGGTTACGAAGGGCATCGACTGACCCGACTGGGTCTATACACCGTTGATGACATCGAGGCGTCTGGTCCACCCGATACGTTGGTCATACGCGGCAAGGCCAGCGATATGCGCGGCAGCGGTCGGACCACCCGCTCCGGCAGTTGGGAGAACGTCACCCTGCAGCAGATCGTCAGCGACGTTGCAGCACGTAATGGCTGGAAGCCCGCGTGTACCGTCATGACAAAAGTGCCTCGCGTCGACCAACTCGACGAGTCGGACTACAACTTCATCACCCGGGTGGCCAAGAAGTATGACTGCACTGCGAAGATCGCAGACGGCAAGCTGCTGGTGCTGCCTCGCCAAGACGGATTGAGCGCGAGCGGTAAAGCGCTGGGTGTCATAACGATTCGTCGTCATGACGTAGCGCGCTGGCAGTTTCGTCTCAGCGACAAGACCACACAGAAAGCCGTCCAGGCCAAGCATCTGGACAAGAAGACTGGGAAGCTGCAGGTAGTTGAGTTGAGCAACGACCAATCCCCTAACGGCCTCCCGCCCGTTCATACCGACCGCCATATCCATCCCAACAAGTCCGCTGCTGAGCAGGCTGCCAAAGCGCGTCTCGCGGCATTCAATCGCAGTACCGCAGGTGTTCGGCTGGAAATGGCTGGGCGCACCGATTTGTTCTCAGAGCGAATGATCAATGCCTTGGACTTCAAGGTCGGCCTTGATGGCGAGTACTTGGTTGATTCGGTGGAGCAGGTATTCACCCAGTCTGGCTGGACCACAGCAGTGGAGTGCAACGGCGGGAAATCCGGCAAGGCCAAGGCGAAGGGCAAGAAAAAGAAAGAGAAGAAACCGGTCAAGGTCGTACAGCTTTAACTGGCCAGATCAGCACCTACTCATCAGGAGAACCATGCATGTCGATTACCACGCAGCAGTTGCTGCAGATCCTCCCCAACGCCAGCTCCCGAGCTGGCGTTTTTGTTCCTGTCCTAAACGTTGCGATGAGCAAGTACGCCATCGTCACCAAATTGCGCATAGCTGCATTTCTGGCGCAGGTAGGGCACGAGTCCGGCCAGCTCCGCTACGTGCGCGAGCTGGGCAGCGATCAATATCTCGACAAGTACGACACAGGGCGGCTGGCTGAACGCCTTGGCAATACACCAGAGGACGATGACGATGGTCAGTTGTATCGGGGCAGGGGACTTATTCAGGTCACCGGGCGAGACAACTACGCCGCGTGCGCAGAGGCACTGGGCCTGGATCTGCTAGAGCATCCTGAACTTCTGGAGCGTCCAGAGCATGCAGCCATGTCGGCGGCGTGGTTCTGGCACCGTGCTGGGCTCAACACACTGGCAGACAAAGGCGACTTCCTTACTATCACCAAACGCATCAACGGCGGCACCAACGGCCTCGCCGACCGGCAAGCGCTTTATGAACGTGCCCTGAAGGTTTTGCCCTGATCGAGCTGTGGGCCATTCAGGCCACTACAGAACGAGTTACTGCAGCAGATTGAAAAAGAGCGACCAGTCGAGATGCGTCAACATCTCGGCTGGTCACCGTTCCCGCAGATTACCCCTGCAAGTCCAGCCAAGGCTCTCGCTTCGTGCACAAAGCGGAGCGAGCCTAGCACCTGTCTATATATACAGTAAAGGTCTTGCTTTCT